TATGATAAAATATATTGACTATATATTTAATAATGAAGAGAAATTTACAAAAAATGGATCAGAAATAAAATCTTTAAATTTAAAAATCTACTCTAAAAAAAACTACTATAAATATTTTAATAATTTAGAATTAAGAGAATTGGAATGGCTTTAAATTATTTAGTTACTGTATGCTAAACCACCCATACCACTCATGATTCTGAGGACATTGTAGTTGACAGCGTAGATGACGCCGGATGGCGACGCCTTCGAGCTAAAAGTTAATTCAGCATTATCAATTCTGGAGAAGTTACAGGTGCCAGATGGTTGATGCTCTTCAGGTTTGAGGGCGAAGGAGTATACACCGATCTTCTTGGTGCTTGCGGAGGTGCGGGCCTCAGTTGGTAAGATAGAACTTGGTAAATATGCTTTTACTGCAGTGATATCTGTTTCCGTCGTACCATCGCCCTTCAACTCAAAAAAGTTTTTATCAAAGTAAAGTAAACTGGCTCCCGATAGGATGGCGCCGTCGCCGGAGCCACCCGCATCCACAACACGCCGCAACACCACATCCGCTGAAGTAGTAGTACCACCATTTACAGCTCGAAGACCCTCACCCGAAACTCTTATTAATCTACCTACATATTGTTTCCAATTCACTGCGTCCTCGGTGGTGACCAGCACAGCTGCTGTGCCGAGTCCGGTTGCTGTTGTGAAAACTGTGGTGTTGGCGGGGCCCTCACCCGCAGCTACAGCTGCGGTGGCGCCGTCACCCACGACCGCTTCAGTCCCACCTGCCACTGTTGCTTTTGCTGTCGCGGTTGTAACAACAGAGAAGGTTTCTGAGGTAACAAGAAGGGAAAAACGCGTGCTGCCCTGCGGGTTATTGACGGCGCCGGAATTGTCGCTGGGGGCTTCGCCCTCCCTTAATCCCGCATATCCCAAGGAGCTGGGCGACTCTAACTCTGAATAATTACTAGTAAGCTGAGCAGCACTCGGTAAATTCGCGCGGGGAACAGCGGTGTGGTAATCGTATGGTTGCTGTAACTCAAAGTATTCAGCTTCCCTCGTACTGAAACGTTCATGACCATTTAATTTCAAGGTGCCTTTGCCAACTGATGCCGGCGTACTCCAGATAAGTTCTTTAACCGGATGATTGAAGTTGAGTTTATTTGCTAATTCAGATGTACTTTGTTCTTGAACTTGTTCAATAAGGTATTCGTGTGATACTTGAGCGAATCTACGTCTTTCGTCAGTGTCTAGGTAGATGTAATCACAGAATAAATTTAACCCTTGTCCGGCGTCAGCACCCTCGCCTAATGAAAATTTAACTTTAACTTCATGGTATTGAAGGGCTATTAATGGAAGAACAAGACCTGGATTTCGACAGAACCAAAATAAAAGTGGGATACTGATGTAATTTACACCTGTACCTCCCTCCGCCAGCCCAGCAGTTCCAATGAGACCTTGCATAGATTTAAGACCAATTGCTTTAGATTCTGGAGTAGAAAGTTCATTCCAGGTATTCATCCAATCAATTGTTTGTTTATCAATTCTTTGTCCACCGATCTCTAATTCTACTTCTTTAATAATGTTATGAGCATTGGTGATTCCCCCTGGCGCCGTCGTCGTCTGAACAAGATACATCTTGTAAACTAAATCACCATTTCTGGAAATAGTGCATACAGGGTTGCCGCTCGGTCCTGCTTGACCGTTGAAAGTTTGTTGGATAGACTCCATAGAGAAGTTAGTGTGTCTACGATAGACAACTTTAAAGAAAGTAATTTGCGGGTTACCAGTAAGGTAAATATCTTGTGCGCCATAAGCTACTAATTGCATTAATCCTCCTCCCATTTGTTTTTATACTATGGCATAGAAAAAAATCAAAAAAAAAATTAATTATTAAAAATAATTTAATTCTATAGATATTATGAATAAACAATTAATTAGTAAACCAGTTGTTGAAAATATTTATGAAAATATAAAAAATAAAATTAAAAATAATAATAAATTAATTAAATTATCTATAATAATTGTTGGTAATCGTCAAGATTCTTTAACATATGTAAATATAAAAAAGAAAAAATGTTCAGAATTGGAATGGCTTTAAATTATTTAGTTACTGTATGCTAAACCACCCATACCACTCATGATTCTGAGGACATTGTAGTTGACAGCGTAGATGACGCCGCCGCCGGGTGACCCACCAAGAGTTAATTCAGCATTATCAATTCTGGAGAAGTTGCAGGTGCCAGATGGTTGGTGCTCTTCAGGTTTGAGGGCAAATGAGTATACACCGATAGGCTTGGTGTCTTGGGAGGTGCGGGCTTGCGGATTGATCGTTGGTTCTAGGCTCGCTTCAAATAAGTTGATAGCAGTAATTGTGGTTGACGAGGTACCATTTGTTGCCACTGTAAATACTGGGCGATCGAAATATACGAGTGCAGAGGTGTCGTCGATTGCGAAGGTGGCCGCGACGGAGTCGTCAGTCGCCGTCACGGTGAAGGCAGCCAAAATAACAGCATCTAAAATTCCAGGCCCCGTAGGATTCGTTCCACCCAATAAATTTGCCCCTGAAATGCGGACCTTTCTACCTGCAAATGTACTAAAGTTAACGCCAGCCGTGGCGGCGAGCTGTATCGCCGCTCGTCGGGACGCTGTCGCTGCAGTCCAGATCTCTGGTGAGAAGTCGCTGGTAGTGCTCAGTACACCCTTAGTCGAGAACCCTGTCGTCGTGTCCACCGAGATTATTGATCCAGCCGGATTCGCTGCTGCAGCATCTGATGTCACGTTTGTGATCACAAGTTGATAGTTGGAGGGGTCGGCCGGCGCGGCGACTATTGAACTCTGAGTACCAGCCCCAACGGCCGCCGCCCCTCCACTACTGAGCGCAGTGGCAAGAGAACCGGGAGCTTCTGCGGCGTTCACACTTTCATTGCTGTTAGTAAGCTGAGCAGCACTCGGTAAGTTCTGGCGGGGAACAGCGGTGTGGTAATCGTATGGTTGCTGTAAATAAAAGTGTTCCTTTTGTCTCGTACTGAAACGATCATGACCATTTAATTTTAACCCTACATCGGCGGCTTGGGTGGCGGTAGACCAGATAAGTTCTTTAACTGGATGATTAAAGTTGAGTTTATTCTTGTCATCGACGGCAGTTTGTTCTTGAACTTGTTCAATAAGGTATTCGTGAGATACTTGAGCGAATCTACGTCTTTCATCAGTGTCAAGGTATATGTAATCACAGAATAAAGTTGAATTATTGTTACCACTTAATGTAAATTTAACTTTAACTTCATGGTATTGAAGAGCAATGAGTGGTAAAGCAAGACCAGGGTGGCGGCAGAACCAAAATTGAAGTGGAATGTGGACTTGCTTTACACCTGTGCGCGCGCCGCCGTCGTCGGTATCGAGTACACCAATTTGACCAGTCATAGCTTTAAGACCAATGGCTTTAGATTCTGAAGTAGAAAGTTCATTCCATGTATCCATCCATTGACCAGATTGTCTATCAATTCTTTGACCACCAATTTCTAATTCAACATTTAAGATAGTATTTGGCGCGGTGCCATCTTCGGGACCTACAAGGTACATTTTGTGAACTAAATCACCATTTCTGGAGATTGTAGCAACAACATTATTTCCAGCACCACTGAAAGTTTGTTGGATAGACTCCATGGAGAAGTTAGTGTGTCTGCGATAGACAACTTTAAAGAAAGTAATTTGTGGGTTACCAGTAAGGTAAATATCTTGTGCGCCATAAGCTACTAATTGCATTAATCCTCCTCCCATTTGTTTTTATACTATAGCATAGAAAAAAATTTTAGAGAAATTAATTAATTAATTCAAAAAAATTTTTAAAATGTTCTATAAAAAAAAAATTAAATAATTTTGATAAATAGAATAATAATATAATTTAATTAAAAAATTTAATTAAAAAAATCTATAAAAAAAAAATGGTCTATAAAAAAAAAAATAAAAATTAAAATATTTGTTAGTATATAAAATGTCTGATAATAGCACTCTAGATTTGACTGAAATTACTTCGGAACCTGTAGAGTCTAATATTCAAGTAGAAATTACAGATGATCCGGAGACCGAAGGTACTGATACCGCAGGTCCAGAAGAACCTGTTGAATCTGTAGAAGCGGGAGAAGAAGCAGCTGTCGAAGAAGAGGTATCGGGAGCACCCGTTGAAGAAGAAGAAGAACCTGTAGAAGAAGAAGCACCTGAAGAGACCGCCGGTCCCGTAGAAGAAGAAGCACCTGAAGAGACCGCCGGTCCCGTAGAAGAAGAAGCACCTGAAGAGACCGCCGGTCCCGTAGAAGAAG